CTCCTGGTTCTGGTGATTGTGTAGTTCAGCGACTCACATTCTCCCAGGACAGGAGGGCTTTTACGCGGACGCGCGCACCGCCGAATCAGAGGCGGGATGAATTTTCGAGGCTAACGCCACGTCCTATGGAGGAGGCTGTGCTCGTGACGTTGGGGTTCATCGGTGCTCAAGGGTCTGAGTTCATGGTTGTCGAGGTGCTCGACCCTCTTGAGGACGGGAGTGGCTGGATGGGCGCCCTGAGTAATGTCCCCGACTTTCTTCCAATGGAATCCGGCGACCTGGTGACGTTTGGACACAGACACATTCTCGAAGTTCACTATTCCGACAATCGCTGTCGGCTGTGGACTGGCGAGACGAATGACGACGGCCACGGCCTCCTCGAACTGGACGATGGTGAGACCGTGCTCGCTGCTGAGTGGGCTCTCCTCAACACGGAAGGTGGTCAGGAGAAGATACCCGGGTGGGTGGTGTACTGGAACTGCGCCCGTCCGGCCTGCATTCGACCATCGCATCTTGAGCAGGTGCCACCCGAAGAGGTTGGACTACGTGATGCGGCCCTGAAGGCTCGCATGCTGAAGGCTGCCGAAGATGTTGTCCTGGTCGACGGCGAGTTCATGCAATCCACCCACGACAAGTTCTGGATGCCCGACCTCGATGACCGTGAGAACTTGCCCATCGGTGAGTCAGTAAAGCTCATCTTCACGGACGGTCACGCTGCTGAGCGCATGTGGGTCAGGGTGGCCGCCAAGGGAGAGGACAACTCCTATCACGGGGTCCTCATGAACACCCCGGTGCATCTTCCTCTGGAACCCGGTAGTCCGGTTCACTTCGAGGCGAAGAACGTCATCGAGATCCACTGTGAGGTCGACTGCCGTGAGGGGGTGGCGTGATGTCGATGACGGCCCGAAAGCGACGAACACTGCTTCCGTTTCTGGAGGCTGCCGAGTACTTGGGCATCACCGAGCGGAAGCTACGCAGACTTCGAGTCAACCAGCGGATCAACTGTTACAAAATCGAACGGACGCTCCATTTCGACACCGACGATCTTGATGACTACTTGGACCAGTGCTTCGAGCCAGCTCGGGTGGCGGGGGAGTGGGCAACATGAGTAGAGGATCGATCGAAAAGCAGCCAAGCGGCTCGTACCGTGCTCGTTGGAGGACGCCCGAAGGCGGTGAAAGGTCTAAGAACTTTCCAAGGAAGCGGGAAGCTGAGGCCCAACTGACATTCATTGACAACGCCAAGCGCACGGGTTCCTACATCGACAAGGCGGCGGGGCAGGTGCGATTCAAGGTCTACGCCGAACAGTGGCGTGAAATGCAGGTGCATCGGCAATCCACGGCTGCGCAAGTCGAGACAAATCTACGCCGCCACGTGTACCCGAGGATCGGGATGAAGCCCATGGGATCGATTCGGGCAAGCGACATTCAGGCTCTGGTCAAGAGTCTCGTCACACCTGACGAGAATGGCGGGTGCCTGGCCCCGACAACCATCGAGGTCATTTACAACTGGATAGCTGCAATCTTTAAGGCCGCCGTTGTAGATCGAGTCGTTCACTCAAGCCCGTGCATCAAGATTCGCCTGCCAGAAGTCCACCGCATGCCCGTCAAGCCCATGTCAATCGAAATGGTGGAGAGCATCGTCGAAGCGGTACCTGATCCCTACAAGGCGCTCGTTCTGCTCGGAGCGGGAACTGGGGTCCGGATCTCAGAGGCTCTCGGGATAACACTTGACCGAGTCGATTTCCTCCATCGTGAGGTGACTATCGATCGGCAGTTAGTTGGCACTCAAGACGGCGAACCAGCCTTTGGTCCCGTGAAGGATCGCAGAAATCGACCGAGGACGATTCCTCTGCCCGATGTTGTTCTCGTAGCTCTCAGTGAACACTTGAGCCGTTGGCCGACATCGCCTGGCGGCCTGGTGTTCCGCAACAAACAGGGCCAACCGATCCGGCGAACCACATTTTCTGATATTTGGCGCAAAGCGGTTGGACCCTTGGGGATCCAAACTGGCAAGGGGTTTCACGAGCTTCGGCATCTCTATGCCTCCCTGCTGATCGCCAGTGGGGCATCCGTCAAGGTCGTTCAAGAACGCCTCGGTCACAGCACGTCACAGATGACGCTGGATACTTATGCGCACTTGTGGCCGGATTCAGATGACACGACCCGGGGTGCTGTCGATGCGATGTTCGAGGGAACATCCTGTGTCAGATCTGTGTCAGACATGGGTGGTGCTGGGGTAAATCCCCTAGTCACAGGCGTAGTGACGGTGAGCCGGCCTGTAGGCGGGATTCAGGCGAACCGGCGCCATGATCGGCCCAGGCACGACTGGACTGGACTGACCTGCACTTCTCCACGCCCGGACGCTCCCGACGCTGAGAACGGCATGAGAACATGGGACACGATTGGGACATCCCGCCCGTCAGAGCAGCCTCGCCTTGTGGGCGGCAAACTCGTCGTCGGTGAGTGCTCCGGAGCGGTGCAGCTCGGCCAATTTGGCGATCTCATCTGCCGCGCTGGGCGCCACGCCGGCCGCAGCTCGGCCATCGAGGATCGGGATCCCATGAGCTAGAAGGTACGGCTGCACCACTGGTTGCACCTTCGATGCCGGCCTATCGCCGACCCGATAGAACGACGCGCCTCCCGACTTCAGGAAGACCGTCACCGGGCATTTCGTCGATGACGACTTCGTCGCGAATCCCAGGACTCCCAGCGTCATCACATCGAGCACCCGGGACCTGCCCACTGTCTCGGAATCGAACGAGATTCCAGCGACGTCTTCCAGCGGGACAAAGCCCCGCCACGACTTCATCACCCGGACCCCGATTCCTCGATCGTTGAAGCACAGGCGCCCAGCCGACCACTTCCCCTTCCCGGTCGGGCCCCCGAGGAAGACGGCATTGCGGATCTCGACCCTGCTCATTGGAGATTCCTGAGAATCAGCGCCGGCTCGCACCCCGTCTGGCGACGACGACGACAATTCGCTTGACGCACTGGGTGGTGGCGTGGGCATGATGCGTGAGCACTCCCGGGGGAGGGGGTCACAGCCCCTCCGTAGGGTGCGAAAGACAGATTGGGGACACGGTGGATGCAGTAGTGGAGTCGGCCGAAGAGGCGGAATACGAGGAGCCGGAGACGAGGATCCTCCGGATTGCAAAGGACGGCCTCGACGACCTACACCGGGTCTCGGCTGCGCTGACTTCGATCATCGCTCTCCTGGAGACCGAGCCTTGAGCGCCTCGATCTCGAGCCGGAGTCGGACGTTCTCTTCCTGACATTCCTCTAACCGAACTCGGAGCGTTGCCGGCCGAACGAGCTTTGTGGCCGACCAGGCCCCGTCGACCGTTTCCCGGTCAACCCCGCAATAGGCGGCGATCATGTCCCAGTGCTCGGGCCCGGGGCGCCTCTCGGCCGCCAGCCATTTCTGGACGCCTCCCTGGGTCATCCCGAACTCGCGTGCGAGAGCGTCTTGATTCATTCCCTTTCGGCTCATTGCCGTACCCAGTAGGAGGGGAATGTCCATGACCGCCGAGTGTGCGTCATCCCTGCTCACGTGGCACATCCTAAACAATCCATTCCGGATTGTAGTTACCCCCTTGTAATCCGGGATGGGGTAATACATACTGTGGGCCATGGAGACGGCCAACACCATCGGTTCAGATGGCACACCCCGGTACTCCGATGACCCGTCTGCCGAACGCAAGTCGCTTTCCGAGATGGCGAGGCTGGCTGGAGAACTGATCCGTCGCAGACGCGTGGCGCTGGCTATGACCCAGGAGCAGCTCGCCGAAGCCGTCGGCGTCACTCAGGGAGCAGTCCAGAAGTGGGAGACGGGGCACCGACTGCCGAGAGACTTCTACCGGCTGCGCCTCGCCGAGGTTCTCCAGCGAGACGTGATCGAACTGTTCCCGTGGGCCAATCGAGGAGCAGCGTGACCCTCCCCACGCTCTACAAGCTCTCCACCGCGGCGAATGCCCTCGGCCCGGATGGTCCCAGTGAGCGCACGCTTCGTCGAGAGGTCGCCGCCGGCCGGCTCGTCGCCAAGCGTTTCGGCCGCTGCCTCCGAGTCTCCGATGTCGAGTTGACCCGCTGGGCCCTCGACACCGGTTCACCAATCGACCCGAGTCCGTCGAGCGGTCCCGCCACCGCTCCGGACTCGGGCGAATCCTCCCGCTCCACGGCCCAGCTGCGAGCCATCGACTCGCCACAAGCTGCCGACCACTCCGGGGTCAATACCGGACCCGGCAGCCAAGGGAGCGGGACAGGCACTGCCGACGGGCCAGCGAGCGGGGACGACACTCCCTCTGCTGCCCTGTCACCGCGGGGCGCGCAGCCCGTCGGTAGTGCATCTTCGACCGAACTGAGGAGTGCCTGATGCGCAGCAGCAAGCCATTGACCGTGGGCCAGAACCCGTCGGCATTCGCGATCCACCGGGGCCCGGCGCACACGCACCGCTCCGTGCTCCGGCTCGCAAACGATGTTGTGACCCTCGAGGGTGACCTTGAGTCCAGGCGCAAGGCCGTCCGGGTGCTGGCTGACTCGGTCGGGCTCGCCACCTTCGACCCGCTCGACGAGGCCTTCGGCCCGATGCCGGGCCCCGACCACGACCAGGTGCGTGACCGCGTTGAGTCGATGGCCGCAGAGGCCACCACAACCTGATCTTGCAGTACCCGGAGGGGCAAACGTCCGGGGCCGATGATTCGGCCGGAATCAGCAGGAGGAACAGTGCAGACAGCCACTCAGGGTGTCGTGAGGATTGACAGCAGGCTGCCGGCCACGGAGCGCGCTAAGCGCAACTGGGGCGGTCAGACGCCGCCCAACCGGCTCGCTCGTCGCCGGCAGCATCGCCGGACCCGGATCGCCGAAGCCCAGCTCGTCGGGACGCTCGGCATGGCCCTCCTCTTCGCCCTCTGGCCCTCCTATTGGGCCGTCCTCCTGGTGGTCCTCGGCTATGTCGTGCCGGCCCTGGCCGGGGCGTGGCTCGACACCTACCGCCCGATCGGTCGGCCGCGGGACCCGGGGCGCCTCGCACTCGCTATCGCACTGCAACTCGATCCCCAGGAGACCAAGTGACGGCACTCATGGACGCATCCCGACAGAGCGACGGCCGATACGCCAGGGGAACGCCGACCGAGGAGCGTCTCTTTGGCCGGACCGAGCGGCTCGTCTCGGGCTGCCTGGTCTGGACTGGCAGATCCAACTCGGATGGCTATGGGCTGCTTTCTGTCGACGGGGGGACCATGAAGGTCCATCGGCTGGCCTGGGAACTGCGTCACGGCCCGATCCCCGTCGGACTTGGCGTTCTTCATACCTACGACAACCCGCCGTGTGTTGAGGATTCGCACCACTTCCTCGGCACGAATCACGACAACGTGCTTGACCGTCAGCGGAAGGGTCGGAGCAAGAACCTCTTCGCTTCGGGTGCCGATCACCCGGCAACCAAACGGGCGGGAGAGAGGCACTGGCTGGCCAAGTTGTCCGACGCCGACGTGCAGCGCATGCGCGAGATGCGCTCCGGCGGCACCCGGCTCATCGACATCGCCGCCGAATTCAACGTGCATCACGCAACCGTCAGCCGAATCTGCAGAGGAGAGTGGAGATGACCATCATCGAGGAGAGGCTCGCCGAGCTCGAGGGGATCACCCTCAAGTCGGGCGCGCACCAGTTCAAGCCGGGAGCGCCAATCACGGAGCAGGAGTTCTGCGTGATGGAAGCGTGTGCGTTCGTGGCCGGTGAGAAGTGGTCCGACCACCCGAAGTGCGCCTCGCATGTGATCGGTGCCTTCATGCGTCGGTGGAACGACGACACCGACGACGAGGGCCGCGAGGCCCTGAAGGCGTACATCCCTCGACTCGTCGGCTCGGCCGCATCGAAGGAGGTCGAGGACAAGCGAGGGTGGATGGCCGCCGATTGGCTCGTCCACACGCACCTTCCGCTCTGGCTGCGCCTCGCCGGCCTGGAGGACCAGGCCGACCGATGCGAAGCCCTCCCGGAGATCACAAGCGGGGCGGTCTGGCGGGCCCAGCGCGACGACGTCTGGGACGTGCGGGAGAAGGCCTGGGCCAAATACAACACCCGGTACGAGCGCATCCGTGAGGCCGTCCGGGCCAAGGTCAAGGAAGAGCTCGAGAAGCGGGGACTGCCCGAAGCCGCCGTAGCCGCCGGAGCCGCCGGAGCCGCCGTAGCCGCCGGAGCCGCCGTAGCCGCCGGAGCCGCCGAAGCCGCCGAAGCCGCCGTAGCCGTCGGAGCCGCCGAAGCCGCCGGAGCCGCCGGAGCCGCCGACTGGCGACCCGGCTCGGCCAACTACTGGAAGGTGCGGGACGCCGTCCGGGCCAGTCTGAAGGCCACCTTCAAGACCGCCCTCGAGGAGAAGGTCGGGCCCGAGCTGGCCAGCTCCAAGGCCTCGGCCCTCGACCTGCTCGACCGCATGCTGGCGGTGACGGCATGACCGACGCAATCACCCTCCTGCCGGCCGACCCCCGGCTACTCGACCCGGCCGCGGACAATCCCCGCTCCGACCTCGGCGACCTCGAAGGCCTCGCCGCGTCGATCCTCGAGAAGGGCATCCAGCAGCCGATCATCGTGACGCCTGGCGTCGAGCCCGGACGATTCACCATCGTCATGGGTCACAGGCGCGCCGCCGCAGCGGTGCTCGCCGGCCTCACCGAGGTCCAGGTCATCGTCCAGGCCGTCGCAGACGACGCCGACCGCCAGGAGCTGATGCTGATCGAGAACCTCCAGAGGGAGGATCTCTCGACGCTGGACACCGCCCGCGGCTTCAAGGCGCTCGCCGACGGAGGCCTCACCCAACGGGAGATCGCCACGAAAGTCGGCGTGAGCCAGTCGATGGTCAGCAAGCACCTCTCGCTCCTGAAGCTCCCCGAGCCCGTGGTCGAGCTCGTCGCAGCTGGGGAGCTGTCCCAGGAGGATGCCGTCACGCTGGCCGGACTGCCGGCCGGAGCACGGGACGACATCGCCGCCGATGTCGAGAACGAGGCCAGCTCCGGGCATCCCCTGTCCGGAATCGAAGTAGCTCGAGCCATCGCCCACGCCAAGCACGAGGCGGAACAGCACGCCGCCTTCGAGGCAGAAGTCGCCGAACTGAGGGCCGCTGGCGTCACCTTCGTCGATATCGACAATGTCAAGCCCAACTACGCCCCGGTTGGCCCCGTCATTCTCGGAGCGATGTATTGGGTGAAGCCGAGGCAGCATCTGGACGCGCCGTGCCGCGTCGTCGCCATTCGGGATGGCCGGATTGTCGTCGAGGCCTGCAACGAACCGAAGGACCACCCCAAGCCCGTCGACAAGCCCGAGCCGAGTAGAGGGCCACGGTCGAAAAAGGAGTCATCGGAGGCGGCGGCCAGGCGAGAGTCGATCGAGCGGTTCCGCGTCGATCTCTCCGAGGCCAACGAGCGACGCAAGGCGTGGCTCGCCACCGTGGAAGGCGATTCCGCCGGAATCAGCCGGGCGACCCTGGAGCTGATGTTCCTGCTCGACGAAAACAGCCCGCTCGATCTCCCCGAACTCTGCGAACGCCTCGATGTTCCGTTCGGCGATCCGAGCCAGGACGGTGCGGCCGAATGCACCGCGATCCTCGCAGCGCACCTCGACGAGACGTCAGCCCGTCGAGCGACCTTCGTCGCTCTCGCGCTGGCAGTCGGCGAGATGTTCGATCAGACCGGCACTCGTTCGAACCGGTTCGAAGCCGATGCCTACGACGCTGAGAGAGGGACCGTCTATCTCGAGGCACTCGCAGAACTGGGCTATGCGCCGACTTGGATCGAGGCCAAGTACCTCAATCGGCCCTACGAGGAGCCTCAGATGCCGGGCACTTCGTCCCCGGCAACTGAGGAAGGAGCCTCAGATGCCGAAGCACTGACCGCTCCGGTGTCGATGACCGGTGATCTGCCGGCCGATCCGACTGACGACGAAGACGAAACCGTCATCGTGGTCGAAGAGTCAGAGTTCGGCCCGGGCCCGGATCCCGTAGAGAACGGCCTCAGGCGCCTCGCCGAGCTGAATGCGGAGGACGAGGACCAGACGGTCATGCTCGACGCGGGCACCGAGGCTCCGGCCGGTGCCGATTTCTCGACCTCAGATGAGGGGACGAAACCGGTACCCCACCGGTCCGAGCCTGCGATGCCCGCGCTCCCCCTGGACGTCGCCATCGACGAGAAGAAGGGGAAGTTCTACACCCGTTGCACCGAGTGCGGGGAGATCGGCTTCAACACCAAGCTCGACACTGCCCAGATGCGCCGAAAAGAGCACCTCCGGTCGGCCCACGGGAGGGCCGCATGACCGAGCTGAAGATTCCCCACGTCATGGAGACCTCCGACGGCGGCGACGTCGTCTGCGACGGCCACCTCGATCCTCAGCCCTTCATCCGAGCACTGCTCGCCTGCGGGGTCTTTGGGGGGTGGATCAGCGACTCGGGAAGCTTCGACCTCTGGGCCCTCCTGGCCAACGTCGAGCACCGCTGGTGGCTTCCGGATCCGGCCAACGATGAGATCGGGACCTTCTGCGAGCCGGATACCGAAGGCGCCCAGGCCATCACCATCATCCCCGACTACCTCCAACATGCAAAGCCCGACGACGGCGCCGAAATGATCCGAGCCGAACGCAGACGGCAGATGGACGTCGAGGGGTACACGGCCGAGCACGACGCGGAGCACGACCTTGGCGAGCTGACGGCCGCCGCCATTTGCTACCTGCTCCAGGTCCTCTGGCAGGTGAGCCAGGGCGAACTGGAGATCTCGACGACCCAGTTCTGGCCATGGGAGCTCGAGTCCTGGAAGCCCAGCGGCGACGTCGAACGAAATCTCGTCAGAGCCGGTGCCCTCATCTGCGCCGACATCGATCGCAGGGAGGCATCATGACCATCCACGCACCGCTGGGCGAACGCCTCCGGGAGAGGTTCCAAGAGGCCGAGATCCGACGTCAGCAGCATGTCGACGGCCTCGACCAGGCCGTCCAGGACATCGCCAACCTCCGGGCCCTCGATCGACACCTGGTCGAGCAGGAGCTCCACGACGAGCTGCAGCTCGCAGATGTCGAGACGGTGGACCCTCCGCTCTTCGACGCCGGCCAGCGGGCCACCATCGCCGGCTTGATGGAACCGCCAAAGGGAGCCCTTTGCCCGGTCCACGGTTACGAGCATGGTGACTGCGGCGCCGGCCCAAAGCCCGACGCCCCGACACCCCCCCCGATTCCTCAGAGGCCGACGTGCCGGTCGCTGACGCCCCGCCGGCCGCCTCGCCTCCTCCAAAGAGTGCGACGGCCCGACGGTTCACTCCCGAGCAGAAGGCCGAAGCCGTGCGCCTGGCCGACGAGCTCGGCAGCGACTCCGAAGCCGCACGCCAGTCCGGCACGACATCGGTGTCGCTCAAGACCTGGCGCAAGTCCGGCACGACATCGGTGTCGCTCAAGACCTGGCGCAAGTCCGGCCACGGCAAGCGTCCGAAGTCGGTCAACGGCACAGCCGAGAACCGCGGCGCGAAGCGGGCCGATGCACACGAAGGCCCTCAGGTGAAGTGCCCGGTCTGCAACGCCAAGGTGCCGATCGTGGGTGAGCCCGGCGTCGAGTCCAGAGCCACGGCCATCCGGGAGCACTACAAGACGTCGCCCGACTGCCAGACGGCCCTCCGAGCGAGGCACGCGTGATCCTCGTCAAGATCATCCTGGCTATTCAGTGCGTCTGGGACGTGGTGGTTGCTACCGTCCTCCTCCTCCTCGTGAAGGATCATCGATGAGGACTCTCCGGTCAGTCGAGGAGATCGCCGGAGGGGTGTGCATGGAGCACTCGAGCACCCTTCCCTGCCAGGAGTGCGACCAGTGGGCTGAGAAGAGCCGGAAGGCGCGCAGCCAGTCGCCGGCCACGAGCGGGGGAGCGACCCGGTGAAGCGCCAGGTGTGCGGCACATGCCGGCCGCCGGCAGATGGGACGCCCGAGCGCGAGACGATTGATCGGTTCAGGGACTTCCTCCGGACTGCCGGCCCACCGGTGCGCCCTGGTGATCCGTCCCGGTTGCGATCACCGGCTGAGCGGTACCGCGTCCGGTTCCTGGCGTGGCGCGTCGGGCAGGTGGCCCAGTGATCCGTCGATGGATCAGCCGCAAGCTCGACGAGTGGCTCGGCTGGGACGAGTGGCGGCTCCGGTCGTGAAGCGCACCGAGCTGGCGAAGGTCTCGCCGAAGCGTCGCCGGGAGAACCGCGTCCGGTCGAGGCTGCTCAAGGCGCGCCGCGGCGACAATCCGATCTGCGAGGCCCGTCTCCCAGGATGCCGGGGGAGAGTCGACGACGGCCACGAGATCAAGACCGCCGGCCGTGGCGGCTCCCGGGTCGACCTCTCGAACATCGCCGACCTCTGTCGCTGGTGCCACGACATCATCACCCGCAACTCGGCATGGTCGGATCGGCACGGCTGGACGGTACCGAGCACGGCCACGCCCGGTGACATTGGGATCGCTCGCCAGATCCGATCTGTGTTCCGATGCACCGCCGGCTGCGCGATCGACCACCGCATAGAGGTCTCGGAGCTGGCCACGTGACTGCGACAATCCATCGCCTGGGCGCGACCGTCGACGCCATCGACCTGTTCTGCGGCTATGGGGGCAGCTCCCAGGGCATCCACGCCAGCGGCGCCACGGTGCGCCTGGCGGCCAATCACAGCCAGATGGCCATCGAATGCCACGCGGCCAACTATCCCGACACGGAACACTGTCGGGCCGACCTGTCGAATCCCGACGAGGCCGACTACGTCGACGTCCAGGACCTCCCGCCGGCCCGGTTCCTATGGGCCTCTCCCTCGTGCAAGTTCCACTCCCAGGCCAACTCGAAGAAGATCTACGCCCGGGGCAACCACAGGGACCACTACGGCACCGAGTTCGACGACGTCGCCTACGCCAACTCCGAGCGGTCGAGGGTGACCATGCTCTGCCCGCTCCGGTACGCGGCCAAGCACCGTCCCGAGCTCGTCGTCATCGAGAACGTGGTCGAGTGCGCCAGGTGGGGTCCCGACCGTGACGGCTCGACCTTCCGCTGGTGGCTCGAGGAGTGGACGAAGCTCGGCTACGAGCATGAGACGCTGTTCCTGAACAGCCAGTTCTTCCCACCGTGCCCGCAGAGCCGCGACCGGATGTACGTCGTCTTCTGGCGTGCCGGCAACACCAAGCCGAATCTCGACTACCTCCCTGACGCCCTGTGCACGAGCGACCGGTGCCAGGGGTCGATGGTCGGCGCCGTCCAGACATGGAAGCCCAGGACGAAGGCGTGGCCGCTTCCTCGCTGGGGGAAGTACGAGGGCCAGTACACCTACAGCTGCCCGGACTGCACCGCCCGAGTGCATCCGGTCGCGTGGCCGGCCTACACAGCCATCGACTGGACGAATCTCGGCCCGAGGATGGACGAGCGGTCCGAGCTCGGCATGGATCCGCTGGCGCCGACGACCATGGAGCGGATCCGCCGTGGGCTGACCAAGTTCCGGGGCGGCCCTCCGATCGTGATCCCCGCCAAGAGCGTCTGGGGCACGGACCGACCGGTCACCTGGCCATTCGGCACGCAGACGAGCCAGCAGGACAAGGCGCTTGTCGGAGCGACGATCGATGTTGCCCATACCCACAGCCCGACCCGGTACGCCTCGAATCGCTCTCGTGGGCTTCACGAAGCCCTGCACACTCTCACGAGCTCGGGGCCCGGCGCTGGGGTCGCCATCGAAGGGCGCCCGTTCATCGTCAAGAACAACGGGTCGATCGACGAGGCCGGATATCGGTCCCGACCGATATCCGAGCCGCTCGGTACGTTCGCCACCCATCCAACGCAGTCCCTCGTGACCGACGGCGTCTCCGTGGTCGGCGCCGGCAACACCTTCGAGCGGCCCGGCTCGACGTGCCGATCTCGACCGCTCGCCTTCCCACTTCCTACCCAGCACGCCACGGGTGCCTTCGGGTTCGCTCACACACCCCTGACGGTCAGCCTGAGGGGAACGTCGGAAGGTCATATCACCAGCTCGAGCGAGCCGGTGACCGAGTCACTCCGGACCGTCAGTGCCGAGGGCCTGCATCACGGCGTCGCATCGCCGGCCCTGTTCCAGAAGATCAATGGGGGAGCTGGGGACACGGCGTGGCACCACCTGGGCGAGCCGACCAACACGGTCACGGCCCGGGACACGCACGGCCTGATCGTGCTGCCGTGGATCGACCAGTGGCGCTCCGACCCCGCAGCCATTTCCGAGCAGCTGGCCACGGTGATGACCCATGCTCGGCACTCCCTGGCGTCGGTCGAGGTCGACTGCGAGCCCATCACCGATGCTGACCTCGACCAGGTGCGCTTCCGGATGCTCGATCCGGATCCGGAGCTGCGTAGGGCGATGGCCTTCGGCGATGACTACATCCTCCTCGGCAACAAGAGCCAGATGACCAGCGGGCTCGGCAACGCCGTCACCCCTCCGGTAGCTGCGTGGATCACTGAGCGCTGTCTGGCGACCCTCGGAGGCAACTGCTGATGGACGAGCTCTGCATCCACGACCTGATGCCCGAGACCTGCACCATCTGTTTACACGGGGTCGAGGACAAGCCGGCCCTGACCATCGACGGCGAGTTCGAAGCCAAGTACGACGGCGACTGTCGAGGATGCTCGCTGGCCATCGTCCCTGGACAGCCCATTTATCTGCTCTCCAATGGGGCCTACGTGCATCGGGGGTGTGAGCCAGATGGAACATCCCGCTGACATCCGACACCGAGCATCGACGATCGAGGGCTTCAGCGACTACTTCTGCGAGTCATTCAGCCCTCACGTCCATTCTGAGGACCTCGATTGGCTCCGGCAGACGGTCACGGACCTGGCCGACGAGGTCGAGCGCCTGCGCCGGCCGCCGGCCTCGATCCCTTCGTGCGCCCTCCGTGGCACATCAGGCGAGCGCGGCTCGTTCGTCATCTCCAGGGAGCAATGGGACGAGCTGCTGAGTGTGCCGAGGTCGACGTCGTGACGGCCCTCCAGCTCATCCCGTTCCCGGATCCCCTGACAGCCTTCGACGACGTCGGATGTTGGGGAGCGCCCGTCGGGGCGATGTGGCCCTGCAAGCACGGGAAGCACCGGCTCGCCGACCGTCAGCCGTGTCTGATCGTCCGGATGCCTGAGGCGGCCGCGTGGTGGCACACCAATAGCGAGGCGACTGACCCTCCGCACGGTCTGTGGAACGTCAGCTGGCCACCGGGCCATCCCGAGCTACTGACGGTGACGCCGTCGATCAACATCGGGCCCGAGATCTGGCACGGCTTCATCACCGAAGGGCAGATGACGCCGTGAGCGCCTACGTGATCCATGCCTGCTGTCCGGTCTGCAGACCGGGGACCCAGCTCGAGCCAGTAGTCGAGGGGAAGTCCTGCACGACCTTCAGTTGCGCAGTAGGGGAGTGTCCTCGATGCAATCGCCGGTTCGAGATCATGTGCTTCCTCCGTCCTGCCGGCGACGCTGGTGCCTCGGACCGACATCGGCGTTCCCGTCGATCGAGGGCCGCAGCATGACCGAGTCCACCGTCCGACCGACCGTCTGGATCACGGAGAGCTTCCGCGACGGCGAACCACGGTTCGGCTGGAAGTGCTCGGGATGCGATGTCGAGCGAGTTGGAATCAAGCACCGTCAAATGGCCCACGAGGACGGCGCTGCCCACCGATGCGCTGAGTCGACACCGGCCGTGATCACCGGCAAGGGACTTGATTCGGCCGGAATCAGCGAGACAGGAGCTGCGCCATGTGCATGATCGACTACTCCGACAGCAACGGACTCTGGCTTGACCCGCCGCACGAAGTCACCGCTCGCAAAGAGCACCGCTGCCAGAACTGCCGCCGCACCATCGCCAAGGGTGAGCGGTACTGGTACGGCAAATGGCTGGACAACGATGGCGGCTGCATCATGACGATCAAGCACTGCTCCCTGTGCCTCATTGCCGCCGGCTGGCTGGACAAGGTGTGCAACGGGCACCTGTGGGGCGACGACGCCATTCTGAGCGACCTGGCCGAACACTGGAATGAGGAGCCAGCGTTCCAGTGCCGGTCCTTCGCCCATCTGCTGGCTGGCATGCGATCCGGATGGGCCGGCAAGACGCCGGCCCAGGTCGCCAGCCTCACCCGGTATGCCACGGCCCACGCTGAGCGCCAGCTGGCGGCCGTCAGTTGACCCTTTTACCCGTACCTGCCCAACCCCTGGAGGAAACACCGTGAAGAGACTTCGCAAATGGCTGCATCGACATGCCCTGCCCAAGGTCGAAATGAAAGCTGGCATGGTCGTCGGCGATCGGTTCAAGTGCACCGGTCCATTCTCGGCCCTTCCGTTCAATCCCTTCGAGCACCCGCAGTGGCAGCCGTCCCGGGTCAACTTCAACGGGCGCTGGATCGCCGTCCAGGCCACGGAGCGCACCCACGAGGACTTCGGTTGGGAAGCCGTATCCGTCGAGGCACTGAATCGCGACGACGACGTCACGCCGGCCGTCGAAGTGCGGGGGCCTCGTTGAGGAGATCGAGAACCGACGGGCCCGAGTTCCCTGAGCCGCCATCCCTCGATGGCTTCGCGAAGGGCGACCTGGTCACGACCATCGACGATCCGAGGGTCTATCGGCTGACTGGACTTGTGGCCGAAGCCGTCCCGGGCAGCGGCCAGCTGCCCATGGTGCAAGTGACCGTTGCTGTGTCGAACATCGGCAACCTCTTCGACCTCCCGAAGTGGAAGTCTGTCATCTGCCTTCGGAAAGTGAGCCAGCTCGAACCGGCCACTGAGGCCTCGGCGTGACCATCTATCGGAAGAAGCCCGTAGAGGTCGAGGCGCGGCGGATCGGTGGGCCCGGAGCGGCGTGGCCAGCGATCCGCGAGTGGTGCGGCGGTCGGTCTCCCATCCGATCGGACAGTCCGTGCGCGATCATCATTGACACCCTCAAGGGGCCGATGTACGCCATGCCGGGCGATTGGATCATCAGGGAACCGTTCCCGACAGCCGACCGCCAGTTCTACCCCTGCAAGCCCGACATCTTCGAGGCGACCTACGAGCTGGCCGAGCGCCGCGTCCAGGACGGCACCGGTACCGATGCCCAGGTCGCCGAGCACTGGCGACTTCGAGCCCTGGCGGCCGAAGCCAAGCTCGAAGCGGAGGAACAGCCAGTCGGCTACATCGTCCTGACGCGCTCGATCGCGGGCCACTGGAAGGACGACTGGGATGGCGAGGTCCACGAGTCCTACGACGTCGGCATGGTCGCTTTCCGTGAGTGCTCCGAAGCCCGATCGGAGTGCCTCCTGGCCGAGCTGCGACCAGTCGCTCAGCACGTAGTCGCCCACGACCCCGAACAGAAGCACGAGCTCGTCGGCGGCATCAAGACGACACCAAGCGCCGAGGGATGGGTCTCGTCCGTGCAATGCGCCTGCGGTGCAGGATTCGGTGGCTACGCCCAAACCCTCATTGAAGCGAATGAGGCGGCTCTAGCGACCCTGCAGGTCCATGCCCGTATTCAGGGACAGCCGGAGGTGCCCGAGTGACCCACTCGACAATCGGCGCCCTGAAGGACATCTACATCATCGGCCAAGTGCTGACGGCGCTCTGGCTCTCCTGGCTGAGCGAACGCCGGCCGGATCCGGATATTCACGGAGTGAGGCGCGTGGCGCTGATCCTCTGGCTGAGTCTCACCTGGCCAGCAACCGTGATCCCGACGGCCCTCGCTCCCGTCTGGCGCCGGCTGCGGCGACGTCGACGGCATCCGGACGAGGGCAAGACCGTCACCGGGCTCGGGATCCCACCCGGCCTGGTGATCACTTCAGTGACCCCTGGCGTGTCTTTCACGCTGTCGCCGGCCTCCGAACGACCGAGCTGGTGGAGCAGGCGCCCATGGCGGCGGCGCGGCTGGGCCAAGGGCTACGAAGAGAAGGGATTCACCGAGTGAGCGTTGCAGCCACTACATGGGCCTGGGCCCGACCAAGCGGTGCTGGAGGGGTATGCGGCAACGACCGCCTGGTCCTGCTGGCGATCGCCGATGCCGCTGACAAGGAAGGTAGGAACGCGTGGCCGGCCATCGACACCCTCGCGTCCATGGCCGGCCTGTCGAGGCGAACGGTGCAGCGTTCGATCCGGTCGCTAGAGAAGCTCGGGATGCTGACCGTCGAGAAGCAAGCCGGCGGCGACAAGGAGATGCGAGACGACCAACGGCCGAACAGGTACACGCTGCCGGTGAAGGCGTATGACGGGGTGACAGAACGACACCCCGTTGAATCCGGGGAGGCTGTGGACAACGCCGACGACGGGACGACACTGCTGACACCCCGCGACGGCGACGGGGTGTCACAGGGAACCCAACGGGGTGACAAATCAGGTCATAACGGGGTGACAGAGCTGTGTCACCCAAACAAAGACTTGAACCAAGACAGAACAATTGCGCCGACCACGGTCGACGCCGTAGAGATTGCTTCGCTCAGAGACGCAGTCCTCGATGCCTGCGAGATCCCCGAGGACCGGATCACGCCGGCCGCAGCTGGCGTGATCAACCGGGCCATCAGCGAGCTCTGCCTCGTCGGTGCGACCGCCGACGAGGTGCCGAAGGCCGTCCAGAACTACCGCAAGCGGTTCCCGTCGGCCACGCTGACACCGCCTGCCCTGGCGAAGCACTGGGCTCAGCTCGGCGACGGCACCGCACTGGCCGTGCCGGCCCTGAGCGAGGCTCAACGGTTCGGGATCTCCCTGGGACGATCAGAGCCCGATCGTGTCGAAGCATCCGACGCCATCGAGACCCAGTTCGAAGACGCGTTCGATCGTGGCGAGGCCATGACCGCCTGGGAGCGCACTCGTCACCAGGAGGGTGCAGCGTGAGCGGCCTCGGACACTCCGGAAGAATGTGGCCACCTGCGGCGCCACCGACGGTTGACCACGAGCTCGTCGAGTCGCTCCGGCAGCATTCGATCGCCGAGCGGATTGTGCGCTTGCTGCGCCAGCCGTGGAGTCGTGGATTCATGGCACCAGAGAGCGAAGGCGCAGATGATCCCAGTGAGATCAGGAACGTCCTCGGCTTCGCGGCCCGGGTCGATTTCACCTACTGGCCGACCCATGACACCTTCGAGATCCACTGGCACACCGACGAGCAGGGCGAGACGCCTGCCAATGTATTGATGTCTGCACGGGTCGATCCTGACGCCGAGGGGGGAGCGTGAGCGACTACGTGTCGGGGTCGACCCACATCGAGATCCACTGGCAGGAGCACATTCGACCTGGACACTTCACCTGGGTATGCCCGAAGTGCGGAGCGTCGAGTGTTTCGCAGCTGGGCGACGGTCCAGTGGGTGGCTGGAGCGCTCCGATCTGGGTGCTGACTGGCGACCGGGAGAACCCCACGCTGGAGCCGTCCCTCGGTTGCTTCAACTGCTACCCCGACGGCCACTACTGGTGCATCGACGGGATTCTGACCGATGCCTGATCCCGTCGAGGAAGCCGAGCTCGTCCTGGCCGAAGCCGCCGTCGATATCAAGTTCCGAGCCGCCTTCGCCGCTCTGACGGAGCTCTATCGGGACGAGCGAGTCGAGGAGTACACGGCTGGTGGCGTCGAGGACCTAGCGATCGAGCTTGCTGCAGCCTTCGGCTTCTCGGTCGACCACATGGGGGAGCTGCACCCGACGCCGTCGTGCAGCGGAGGTGTCGACTGATGGCCGACCAGCTGATGGACGCCGACTACCTCGAGCTGATCCTCAACCTGGTCAGCTCCAAATGGGAGCGACCACTCGAGGACTTCGAACGGGACGAGTGGATCCGCTGGCTGAAGCCGTCGACGGCTGCGCCGGCCGATCCAAGGCTGGTGGTCGAAGCGATCGAGCTGGCGAAGACGTCACGCGCCCACAAGGACAAGCGCCCGACCGTCGCGATGTTTGCCGGCTACTACCAGCGGATCCTGAAGGCCCACCGGCCCAAACCAACCCCGATTGACCCCGAGCTCGTCGATGCAACGCCAGAGACGACGCAGACGGTCCTCGACGAATGCAGGGCCGTCCTGGCTGACGCCAGGGAGGTCAGGGAGAGCATCGACGTGGCGCGTTCGAAGCTGCTCCACGAGATGGCCCGGGCCGACATCAACCAAGGGACGCTGCTGTGAGCCGCATTGTGTACGACAGGATCTTCGTGAAGACACCCGTGGGCACCGACGTCCACGAGGACTCGTCCGTGACGCCTCGGAACGACGGCACGCTCAGGGTCGTTGATTCCGCCGGAATCGAACGTCGCGGCTACGCCCGCGGATGCTGGTTGCAGTGGACGACGCAAGGCGATGCCCATAACCGGCCGCCAGGGCGGCGCTGATGCCGGCCTACGTGCCGGCCAGGATCATGCGGGACTCGATCGCCCTGGGACTCGCCGCCTCCATGGGTGTGCTCTACCGGAATGGCCGGTACCTGAAGCGGTACGAGCGGGAGGTGCTCTTGGCCGAATAGCACCCGGACACCGACCCCCACGCGCACAGCTCTACGGCCGATGGCCAGCTCGTCCAGTCCTTCCCGGCTGACGGTGCGGAGTGTTCCTGCGAAGCGTGCGTCCAGCACCCAGAAGAGAGCCCATCCGGGCCGACCAAGGAGGACGCCACGTGCGCAAATACCTGTTCTTAGCCGTATTCCCAATGACCGGAGCACTCGCCTTATGCCTCGCTACATCCTCGTCCCCGACGACCTCGAAGCCCGCATCCGCGAGACCGCTGGCTGGTCCGACGGTGTTTGGCCCGGCGACGTTCTCGCTCAAGTCCTCGCCCTCATCGACGCTTCCCATGCCTCTCAGCGGGCCCGTGCCGACCAGCACCACGCCGACAACTACGCCCCCACCGACGACCACGACACTCGCCCCAGCGGCGGCTCCGGCCATCAGTTCACCGACAGTCCCGGTTTCGGGAACTTCCGATGATGGGGTCACGCCTGAGCAGATGGCTGCATGGACGTGGGTCAACCACTGCGAGGAATCAGGGAACTGGTACGTCCGAGGATCGACCTACGCCGGGGGCCTCGGTTTCTCCCTCGCCAACTGGGCCCAGTTCAACACCTTCGGCTTCCCGGCCAGCGCGGCCGACGCCACGCCCGAGCAGCAAGTCCGGGTCGCTGTGGCCTTCGCCGTCCACTACTACGGCAACCCCGACTGGGCACCGGACCACTCCCCGACCTGCTCTGGTGGCTACTGATGGCCTCTCCGGGCTCGTCATCCCTCTCCACCAGCACATCCAGCCCCGTGACGGCGACAAAGGCCTTCGTATGATCGCCGGCCGCAGTGACCAAGGAGACCCCCATGGCTGAAAGCAACCCACTCGACGAAGCTGCTGCCTTCCTGGCGACCGCGATCGGCTCAGATGAGGCGACTCTGCGCGGTCGCCTCGGGAATGACGGCTACGAGAAGTACAAGGCCGACGAGGCGCGTCTCACTGAGATCCGGATCCGAGACGCCGACGTCCACGTCGAACAGCACGCCGGATCGACCAGGTACATCAACGCCAAGGGCACCTTCTGGAAAGCGATGGCATTCGCCGTCTCCGTATCGGCCGTCACGGGCGTCGGATGGTCGATCTGGGAGTGGGTTAGATGACCAACGAGCTCTACCGACGTCGATCGGTCGCCCTGCAGGAGTTCCTAGACGCCAACGCCGAGCTGTACAGCGTCGCCGAATCAGAAGACGTCGACATCGAAGGGCCGGAGATCATCACCGGCGCCATCCTGATCCTGCGCAGTCGGTATGCGGGCGGCGAAGGCGAGTTGTCGCTGTCGGTGAACGTTCCGTATGCGCTGGGCATCAGCGAAGAAATGGGGATGATCCAGCACCAGGCGATGAGACTTAGTGCACGGGTGCTTGACACTGGTGACGACTGACCAAATAACAGAGGAGACCGAATGACCCCGATCAAAGTAGGAAACGTCCTGTCCTGGGGCAGCGATGTCGAGCAAGGAACCATCGACCAGGCAGCCATGGCCAGCCGGCTTCCGTTCGTCGAGGGGCACTTGGCCCTGATGCCCGACGCCCACATCGGCATGGGGGCAACGATCGGATCGGTGATCGCCACGAAGGGGGCCATCATCCCGAGTGCCATCGGCGTCGACATCGGGTGCGGAATGATCGCAGTGGAGACCGACCTCACCGCCGACGGGCTGCCTGACGACCTGGACCGGATGCTGGGCTACGTGGGGGCGGTCGTCCCGGCCGGAGTCGGGAAGGGCCATCAGCAGATCAACGAGTCGGCTACCGCCAAGATGCCGATCTTTCCGGAGACGTCAGATGCGTGGACGGCCAAGATCAAGGACAAGGCGTTCCACCAGTTCGGCAGCCTCGGTTCGGGGAACCACTTCGTTGAGGTCTGCCTGGACGAGCGCGACCGGGTGTGGGTAGTCCTGCACTCCGGCAGCCGTGGCCCGGGGAACCAGTTGGCCACTACCCACATCCAGCGGGCCAAGGGGCTGATGAAGGAACGGTTCATCGAGCTCGAGGATCCCGACTTGGCCTACCTCGTGGACGGGGAGCCGTCTTTCCAGGCGTACATCACGGACATGCTCTGGGCACAGGATTTCGCCCGAGCCAATCGTGACGCCATGATGGACGCCGTCCTGACCCAGTTGTGGGGCTACGTCGGCACTTCCGAGCATGTCTCGGAGCATGGGGTCGGCAGAGAGGTCCAGCGGATCAACTGCCACCACAACTACACCGAACGCGAGCACCACCTCGGCCAGGACGTGTGGCTGACCCGCAAGGGTGCCATCCGAGCCCGGGTTGGTGACCTCGGAGTGATCCCTGGCTCGATGGGCACGAGCTCGTACATCGTGAGCGGTCTGGGAAACCCGGCGAGCTACAACTCGTGTTCCCACGGCGCCGGCCGGCGGATGTCCCGCAAGCGGGCCCGAGAGACACTGACCGTCGAATCGCTGACCGAGGCCATGGGTGACCGGTCGTGGAACGCGGCCGACGCCAAGACCCTGTTGGATGAGCACCCCGACTCGTACAAGGACATCGACCAGGTGATGGCCGACCAGCGGGATCTCGTCCGGGTCGAGCACACACTCCATCAGATCCTCAACTACAAGGGAACCTGATCCCCTGACAGCGCAACGCCGCCGGCTGGAACCGACGGCGAAGGCGAGGCATGCGGTGCACCTGAAGGATCCGCAGCCTATGAGAGGAACCGCTCCACATGGTGGATACTGCCCGGACATCTGACCGTGACATCGAGGACTGGCTTGCGGAGATCGAATCTCTGACGGCCTACGTGGGAGAACACTTCAAGGCTGCCCGAGCTAGGGCCCGACTCGCAATCCGTGACGGCTATCCAGCTCGCTCGATGCCGGAGTCATCCGTTGCTGGCGGCCGGATGAGCGATCCGACCGCTGACTTCGTGACATCGAAGGCTGGCGGCAAGATGGACGAGAACGATCCTGACATGGCTGTCAGCGACGACGAGTGGCGTGAACAGGGCGACGTGATCCAGGCCAAGGTCTCGCAGATGATCCGGGAGCTCGAGGACGGCCGCAACCGAATCCGTGGTGCAGCAGCGTCGCTGCGAGGAGCGTTGCCGCACGACAAGATCCCAGATCCGGTGATGGATCAGTGTCGGATCTGCTTCGTTGCCAAGAGCACCGTCACCAAGCATGGTGAGAAGCCGAAGCTCTTCATCAACGACAGGATGCTCTGTGCATCGTGCAGTCGACGTGAAGACCGAGCTGAGGCACGCCGACAAGAATCGCAGGTCGTTGACTTGCGGAAGCGCGTCGGGTAGTGTGCGTGCTAGTTGAGGGATCGTGTCGCTTGCGGCACGGTCCCTTTTGCGTACCGAGGTGAGTGCCGATGGTCGCTGGACGCGAGGCATCACCGAAGGACATAGCCAACACCGAGCGGCTGATGGCCTGGTGGACGACGGGCCCTGGCGCTGCTCGCATCCAGTGGTCGACACCTGGCGACTACGACCGATGCCTCGTTGAACTCGGACAGCACGTCGATCCGAAGATCCTTCACGGTCTCTGTTCCAACCTCCACGTCCGAGCAACTGGCGCACGGCCAGGTCATGCACCTGCCGAGGTGGCAGCCAAGGCGGCGCACCACAGCGGCACGTGAGTTGGTCACAGCAACCGTCTGGTCGTAAGGCACGACTGCCTCGCAACTGGCCAGCGATCCGTCGTCGCATCCTGAAGCGTGATGGTGAGCAGTGCCAATGGATCGTCAACGCCTCGATCTGTGGGGCCCATGCCAATCAAGTCGATCACGTTCGTCATAGCGACGACCACAGGGACGAGAATCTTCAAGCACTCTGTGACTTCCATCACGCACGCAAATCAGCGCGTGAAGGCTCGGCAGCCAGGACGAAGAAGTTCAGCGCCAAGCGCCCGGTCCTGAAGCATCCTGGCTTGCGGTAGGGGGGTGGCCCCCGGCCCGGGTCGCTGCGTACCCGGACCGTACTGGTGATCGCTCCGTGTACGGGTCTCCAGGAAGTGGATGGTGCGGCAGAATGGTCTTTGACCTGGGGGTTTGTTGGGAGGATCGCCTACTTTCCAAGATAGGGGACGACCCTTCCGGCGCCGGTTGCTGGCTCTGGCTTGCGAGCATTCGACCTGATGGATACGGGCAGATCTGGACGCCGATGGTCGACGGTCGCCGTCAGCTCCTTTCGGCGCATCGAGCGATGTACGAACTGCTGGTCGGGCCGATCCCTGAAGGCCTCGATCTCGACCATCTCTGTCGGGTGCGCCTATGCGTGAATCCGGACCACCTGGAGCCGGTCACGCGTCGGGAGAACATCCTTCGAGGCGAATGCCCGGCAGCCGTCCAGGCACGGCAACAGCGGTGCAGAGCGGGGCACGAACTCGTTCCGTGCTTGTACGACGGAGACCGGATACGGCGATGCTGCCCGTGCCGGCACGTTCACCCGTCGGCGATCGCCGCATAGCGATTCCGCCGGAATCACCCTGAGCGGGGTGGAGCAGTTGGTAGCTCGTCGGGTTCATAACCCGAAGGTCGTCGGTTCAAGTCCGACCCCCGCCACTCATGGCCCGACACGGGCCGACGAATCCCGACACGGGAGGTAGCACCATGGCCGGACGTGGCCCCGCACCGAAGGATCCGACTAAACGACGTCGACGCAATGTGCAGTCCGGCTCGAGCACCACGGTCTCGGCCGACGGGCGCCTGCGAGGGCCCCAGCTCCCCAGGGATGAAGCGCCGCTGACCGGCACTTGGCATCCCCGGACTAAGGCCTGGTGGCTCAGCTGGCGGAAGTCTCCCCAGGCGAAGACGTTCGTTCCGACCGATTGGGACTTCCTGCTCGATACGGCCATGCAGCATCACCTGATGTGGACCTTCGCCAAGGTCGACCTTGCCAACGAGATCCGGCTGCGGGTGGCCAAGTTCGGTGCCACGGTCGAGGACCGCATGCGCCTCAAGATGGAAGTCGAGGCGCCGGCCGCCAAGACCGTCGGCCAGCCGGGCGCCTCCGGGGGCAACGTCACCGACATCTCCTCAAGGCGCCAGCGCCTGGCCGGTTAGCCCGTGCCGCGCCAACTGGTGCGGGCCGACGCTCACGACCGGGAGCGGTCCCTCGGCTGGCTGGCCACGGCCTGGATGGAGCACTTCCTGGTCCATGGGCCCGGTGCAGTCCAGGGCGAGCCCGTCGTCCATGGTGACGAGTACACCGGCTTCATCGTCGACTGCTACGCCCTAAGCACCACGGGACGCCTGCTCTACGACTCGGCGTTCCTCAGTCGGCCCAAAGGCGCCGACAAGTCGGGTATCGCCGCCCGCTTCGCCTCATTCGAGGCATTGGGGCCCTGCCGATTCGCCGGCTTCGCCGAGGGTGGCGAGATCTACGAGGATCCCTGGGGACTCGGCTTCACCTACCGGTACGCCAAGGGCGAGCCGATAGGGAAGCCCGTCAAGGGCCCCGAGATCCGGTGCATGGCGACCGAAGAGGGCCAGACCGGCCTCATCTTCGACACGATCCTCTTCAACTTCACCGAAGGCCCGCTGGCCGAGGTTCCGGGCATCGACGCCGGAATCACCCGGATCTACCTGCCTCACGGCGGCAAGATCATCCCGTCGACGGCCGCGTCGTCCTCCAAGGACGGAGGCCGAGAGACCTTCGTTGCCTTCGACGAAACCCACCTCTACAACACGCCCGAGCTGCGTCGGATGTACAAGACGGTCACTCGGAACCTCCGGAAGCGGAAGCGTGAGGGGACATGGTTCCTCGAGACGACCACCATGTTCGCCCCGGGCGAAGATTCGATCGCCGAGGCGACCTACCATCTCGCCGGCCTCATCGAGGAGAAGAAGACCAAGCGCCAGAAGGTGCTCAGCGACCACCGATGGGGTGAGTGCGCTGACCTGACGGACGAGGGTGCGCTGCGCCTGGCGGTCGAGGACGCATTCGGCGATGCCATGGCGTGGAACGACCTCGATGGCATCATCGACGAGTTCTACGACACCCGCACTGACCCGACCGACAGCCGCCGTTACTTCCTCAACGCTCCGACCGAGACGTCGAACGCATGGCTCGCCGCCTACGAGTGGGAGGCACGCCAGGATCTGACCAAGATCGTCATCAGGACCGAGGCGGTCGTCCTGGGCTTCGACGGCTCCCGCAAGCGCAGCAGGGGAGTCACCGACGCCACGGCCCTAATTGGCTGCCGGGTGCGGGACGGCCACTTCTTCGAGATCGACGTTTGGGAGCAGCCGACCGGAGCGCTCGGCGAAGGGTGGGAAGTCCCCGTCGCAGCCGTGGATGCCACCGTACGGCAGGCGTTCAAGGACTACCGGGTGGTCGGCTTCTACGCCGACCCGGCCCGGTGGGAGACCAAGGTCGCCGAGTGGGAAGCCGCATTCGGTCCCCAGCTCAAGGTCAAGTGCTCCCGGGCCCACCCGATCCAGTTCTGGATGACCGGTGGTAACGCCAGCAGGGCATCTGGGGCGATCACGGACTTCCACAGTGCCATCGTCGACGGGGAGATGACTCACAACGGTGGGGGCGCATTCACCCGCCACGTCCTCAATGCCCGGAACAGTCCACGCCGGTTCGGCATGTCGATCGCCAAGGATCACCCAGACAGCGCCCGAAAGATCGATGCCGCTGTCGCAGGGGCCCTGGCCCACAGATGCCGACTCGATGCCGTGGCCGCCGGCATCGGCCGCCAGCACGTTGAGGCGGCACGTCGGATTCGATAGGAGGCCGGCGCATGGCGATCGACACCACGCTGCCTCAATCGCCCGGGTGGTGGATGGGTCGGCTCACCAAGAAGATGATGATCCGCCAGAAGCGGCTGATGCTCCTCGAGCTGTACCTCCGGGGGAATCCTCCCATCGGTGCTGGCGCCGACCAGCTGCGGGAGACCTACCGGGCATTCCAGAACAAGGCACGGTCGAATTTCGCCGAGCTCATCGTCGAAGCGGTCCGTGAGCGGATGAACGTCCGGGGCTTCCGGACCTCAGCTGAATCCGAGGACATCGGCGACTCGGCTGCCTGGGACATCTGGAAGGCCAACGGGCTCGACATCGAGTCCATCGACGTGCACGAGTGGATGCTCGGTCTCGGTGACGCCTATGTGATCGTCGGCATGGACGGTGACCAGCCCCTGATCACGGGCGAGGATCCCCGCCAGGTCGTCACCGAGCACGACCCCATGCGCCCCCAGAAGGTGGTGGCCGCGCTCAAGCTCTTCCACGACGACGTCAACGACTACGACCTCGCCTATCTGTACCTCCCGGGGAACGTCTACGTGGCTGGCAAGCCGCGCCGGGCGACCTCCCAGCAGACGACGGGCCCCCAGTTCAACGCCAACGCCTGGAGCTGGCTCAACGAGGACCTCCAGATCGTGGCCGAGACGGTGAATGCGGCCAGCGCCGACTTCAACGACATGGTCGCCCAGCCGTTGCCCTCTGGATTCGAGGACATTGTCCCGGTCGTCCGGTTCGCCAACAAGCACGAGCGCGGCGAGTTCGAGGGCCACATGGACCTCCTCGACCGGATCAACCACATGATCCTCCAGCGCATGGTGATCGCCACCTTCCAGGCGTTCCGCCAGCGGGCGATCAAAGGCACGTTGCCCGACGTCGACGAGCAGGGCAACACGATCGACTACGAGAAGGTGTTCTCGGCCGACCCGGGCGCCCTGTGGCAGATCCCGGCCGCCGTCGAGATGTGGGAGTCCGGCATCGTCGACCTGAGCCCGATCCTCAACTCGGTCAAGGCCGATGTCGAGCACCTGGCCGCCGTCACACGGACGCCGATGCACTACCTGACGCCGGGGGAGTCCTCCCAGTCGGCCGAGGGCGCGGCTCTGGCCAAGGAAGGCCTGATCTTCAAGACGGTGGACCGGATCAGTCGGGCCAACGTGGGCTGGACCAACGTGATGCACCTCGCCTTCCTGTTCATGGGCGACGAGGAGCGCTCCAATCTCAGCTCACTCCAGCCGATCTGGGCACCGGCCCAGCGGTACAGCCTCACCGAGATGGCCAGCGCCGCGGCCCAGGCGGCCACCACGCTTCCCACGGAGACAATCCAGGAGCTCGTCTGGCAGCTGAGCCCCGAGGAACTTGCCCGGGCGAAGACGCAGCGCCAGGCGGACGTGATCTTCCAGCAGCAGATGGCCGCACTGGTCCCCAAGGCCGCTCCGGCTCCGGCCCCGACCATCGTCGAGCCGCCAGCAGTGGAATCTTGACGTGAACCAGGCCGAGCTCGCCGCCATCGTGGACGCTCAGTCGCAGAGTCAGAATGCGCTCACGCAGATGGCCGTCAATGCCGCCGGCCAGAGTGCCCGGGACTTCACCGGTTGGTACGACAGCGCCCAGATCGGACCGTGGGCCTCGCAGCTCGCCTCGCTCATCGAGTCCATTCAAGGCCAGACGGCAGCTTCGACCGACGCCTACCTCACCGAGGTCCTCGCCGGGCTGAAGGGCTCACCTGTCTCGCCATCGGGGACCATCGATGTCACGGGCCTTCGAAAGGGCGTGAGCCACACCGAGGTCTACGGCCGGGCGGCCGACACGTACCGGTACGAGGTGTCGCAGGGCAAGTCCGAATCCGAGGCGCTCAAATCAGCGGTCAAGAGAGCCGAGGTGTTGGCCGAGACTGACGTGCAGCTGGCCCAGCGGGACCAGTCGCAGCGGTTCATGACCTCGAAGAAGGTCAACGGCTACCGCAGGATCATCCATCCGGAGTTGAGCAAGGGCGGCACGTGCGGCCTCTGCATCGCCGCCTCCGACCGGATCTACGTCGCCTCGGACCTCATGCCGATCCACGCCCGCTGCGGATGCACAACTGCTCCGATTCTCGGTGCACAGGATCCTGGCCACGAGCTGAACCGATCCGATCTCAACGCTCTCTACGAGCAGGCCGGAGGGTCAACCTCCGCTGCCGACCTGAAGAAGGTGCGCTACACGGTGCACGACAACGGCGAGATCGGCCCAGTCCTCGGCGTGGAAGGTCAGGCCTTCCGAGGCCCGGACGACCTGCCGCTCGCCGCCTGATTCTGCCGGAATCACCGACATCCCGCCCCGCCAAGGGGAACCCGATCCCGACATGGGAGGAACCACCGATGAATGCTGCACGCCCGCTTCTGCCTGCCCTGAAGGACGCCTGGACTGCCCAAGGGTGGGACCTGGCCGACCTCCGAGCATTCCGGATGGAAGAACCCACTCCTCCCGCTCCTCCCGCTCCGGGCCCGACGCCGCCGGCACCCGCTCCTCCCGCTCCCACGCCTCCGGCGCCCGGACCCACGCCGCCCACGCCTCCGGAACCGGCCGAGCGGGGATTCCCGGAAAACACTCCGCTCGAGCAGATGACCGTCGAGCAGCGCGAGGCCTACTGGAAGTTCCAGAGCCGCAAGCACGAGGGCCGCGCCAACGAGCGCAAGGACTACGACGACCTGAAGAAGAAGGCCGACGAGTACGACGAGCTCCTGAAGTCCACCCGGACCGAACAGGAGAAAGCCGTCGAGGACGCGAAGAAGGAAGGCGCCGACGCAGCACGCTCCGAGGAGCAGGCGCGCATCGCCCCCAAGCTCGTGGCCGCCGAGTTCCGCGCCGTCGTGGCCGGTCGGATGACCGCCGAGCAGCTCACGGCCGTCCTCGAGCCCCTCGATTCCACCAAGTTCCTCTCCGACACGGGCGAGGTCGACACCCAGAAGGTGGCCACCTTCGTCGCCAGCATCGTCCCTGCGGACGACGGCAAGGGCGGCAAGCCCGGCTTCCCCAACCTCGGCCAAGGCCGACGCACCACGGGCGGCACGCCCTCTGTAGGAACCGGCTCAGAGCGCTACGCCGAGCGCCACGCATCCCGCAACCGCACTCCGTCTACCTGATCAAGGAGATCCACCCATGAACCTCAGCCCCGTCGTCGAGCAGTTCGGCCAGGAAGACCAGCGCTGGTTGGCGTCGGCAGATGGCACCGACTTCGCTCGGTCCCTCACCCTCGACGTCACCAAGTTCACGCCCAGCGTCCACTACCCGAACGGCTACCTGCCGTCGGGGATCCCGCTGGCCAAGATCACGGCGTCCGGTCTCTTCGGGCCCTACACCCCCGACACCAACCAGGTCGAGTCGGCCACCGTCACGGGCGCGCCCACCGGTGGCACGTTCACCCTGACGTTCAGCGGCCAGACCACGGGAGCGATCGCCTTCAACGCCACAGCCGCCGCGGTGCAGACCGCCCTGGCTGCCCTGTCCAACATCGGCGCGGGCAACGTGGCCGTGACGGGCGCATCGGGCGGTCCGTACACCGTCACCTTCGTGGGTGCGATGTTCGCCTCCAGCGAGGCGACCATGACGGCCACCTCGTCGCTGACCGGTGGAACGACTCCTGGCGTGACCATCGCCGTGGTGACCGCTGGCGGTGCCGCGGGCGCCTCGAACGGCCTGCAGACCCTGGTCGGCTTCCTGTTCACGTCGACGAACGTGATCCAGCGGAACGGCTCGACGCCGGCCGTGGTCGAGGGCGCCATCCTCGACCGCTGCAAGGTCAACACAGCAAAGCTCCCGATCCCCGTGGACGCAGCCGGCAAGGCAGCGGTCGCTGGTCAGATCATCTTCATCTGAGCCGGCACGGCACAGCCTCCCCCGTCAACCGACTGATCGTCTGAGAGGACTCAACCATGTACCTGGACTCCACCTACATCGAGCCGGCCCAGCTCACCGGATACGTCCGGGCAGCGCTGGCCGACTTCCAGATCAACCAGTTCCAGCTGGCCCAGTGGCTGCCGAACCGGAACGTCGACGACCTCGACTACCGCTTCCAGCAGGGCGGCGAGGGTCTGTCCGAGGCGGCCAACTTCCGGTCGTACGACACCGAGGCGCAGATCGGCAGCCGCCCCGGGATCACCAGGGTGACCGGCGAGCTGCCCCCCATCTCCCGCAAGCTCCGGTTGGGGGAGTACGACCGCCTCCGGCAGCGCCGGGAAGGCGGGGATCCGGACTCGATCGTCCTGGGCCTCGAGGGCGACGCGGAGCGCAACGTCCGCAGCATCGCTGCCCGGATCGAGCTGGCTCGTGGAGACGCCCTGGTCAATGGGTCGATCACCCTCAACGAGAACGGCATCGTGGCCACCGTGGACTTCTCACGGCCCGCGGCGTGCTCCGTGACCCCGTCCATCGCCTGGTCCGACACCGTCAACGCGGTGCCGATCACGGATCTGACGGCCTGGAACGTGGCCTACCTGGCCATGAACGGGGAGCCCGTGGGCGCCTACGTGATCTCTACCCAGATGCTCACGTACCTGGCCCAGAACGCCTCCCTGCGGAACCTGGCCGCCACGGTGGTCGGTGCGCCGACGATGCTCTCCCGTGAGCACCTCCAGCAGACGCTGGCTGCGTTCGGCCTGCCGCCGTTCTTCGTCTACGACGCTCAGGTCAACGTCAACAGCGCGGCCACCCGGATCCTGCCGTCCAACAAGGTGCTGATGCTCCCGCCGGCCGTCGCCCCGGACGCCTGGGAGGACACGCAGCTCGGTGGCACCTTCTGGGGCACCACGGCCGAGGCCCTCGAGCCCGGCTACGGCATCGAGCAGTCGGACCAGCCGGGCATCGTGGCTGGGGTCTACAACACCCAGGACCCCGTGGCCCTGTGGACCAAGGCCTCGGCCATCAGCCTGCCCGTGCTGGCCAACCCGAAGCTGGGCTGGGTCGCAACCGTCGCCTGATTCACGGCGGCGTCAGGCCGCTAAGGAAGGTAGGACCGCATGCGTGTGTTGAGGTACGACGTCCATCTGGACGAGCAAGTTCACAAGGCCGGCACGGCTGAGGCTGATCTGCCCCAGGGCGTCAAGATCCCCAATCCTGCGGCGTGGCACGAACCAGACGAGGAGCTGGCCGACGATTCCGCCGGAATCACCGAGGACATCCCGACAGGGGATCCCGGCGACAACGGAGATCCCGACGGCCAAGGCGGCGAAGACGGCTCGGAAGGCAACGAAGGACAGGCGCCCGCCACGGGCACCATCCCCAGCCGCTCCGGGCCCGGATCCGCTCGAGCAGCGTGGCTCTCCTACGCCGAGCTCCACGGCGTCGACGTCGACATCGACGCCAACCGCGAGGAGATCATCGCTGCGCTCGAGCGAGCCGGCGTTCCCACCGAGTAGCCCTCAGGGCACTGGAGTACCGCCATGGGAGCCACCTACGCAGGGATCCTCGATGTCCAGGAGATCTTCGGCCCGATCGCCACGAGCGACCAGCCGGAGGTGACCGGACTCCTCCGTAGGGCTTCGAACCTGATGCGAACCCACGCCTACGGCCTGGATGCTCGGATCCTCTCGGGGGAGACGGACGGCCAGGTCGTGACCGACATTTGCGTCGACATGGTCATGCGCGTGCTCCGCAACTCGGACGGGGTGAAGCAAGAGACCATCGGCCCGTCGTCAGTCACCTACGACCCGACAGTGGCCGCGGGGCGACTGTTCCTCATGCCGGACGAGCTTCTCCAGCTCCAGCCCGTCAAGGCCGCCAGGGCCAGTGTGGGCACCATCCGGACCGTTCCGAATCTCGCACCCCGCCACACATTCGTCGGCGAGGGGCCACCCTCCGCCTACGGACCCGGCTACGGCGGTGAGTTCGCTGACACCGAGGATTCAGACATCGTCGGGACCAGGACTCGGATCCTGTGAAGCGCCGGGGCAGCGAGACCGTCACGGTCACCCGCCGGGTCTCCGGGCTCCACGCTGATTCCACCGCCGGCACATCGTTCGACGTCGACGGTTGCTCGGTTCTCCCGGACACGGTCGACCTTGAGACGCAGAACTTCGAGCAGGACACCAGTGCCATCACGTTCACGGTGATCTTCCCGACCGGCACCGACGTCCGGCCGTCCGACATGGTCACCGTGCGAGGCGTCGTCTACGACGTCGAAGGCATCCCTGTGGTGCTTCGGTCGGCGATCACTGGCAACGATGCCGGCCTCCAAGTGAAGGTCGGCGCGATCACGGGGTGAGTCATGGCCAGAACCCGATTCATTCCCGACAGCGCCGGGCTCCAGGAAGTGGCCGTCAGCGACGAGATGGCGGCCGCCATGCTTGCCGCTGCCGAAGAGGGCCGCACGGTCGCCGAGGGATTCGCCGCTGACTTCACGGTGACCGGCGAGTATGCCGAGCACTTCAACACCTTCACCCGCATCGTCCCGCTGATCACCTCGTTCGGCGGCCACGAGGTGGCCGCAGGGATCCTGGCCAACGATTCCGAGCACGCTGCTGCCGTCGAGTACGGCAATGCCCGGGACCGCAAGCCTCACTTCGTCCTGAGCCGGACGGCGGCGGCCCTCCATGCCGGCTGACCTGCCGCCGTTCCCCGCCATCGAGCTCCTACTGATGGACCTGCTCGATGACCTCGGCACCGTCGATACCGCGACGCCGGACGACCTCGAGCAGCAGCTCCCGTTCATCCAGGTCAATCGGATTGGTGGCACGGACAACGTCGTGACCGACACAACGCGGGTCGTCGTCAGCGCCTACGCCAGCGACTGGCCGACAGGAAACACCTTGGCCGAAACGATCCGCCAGCGGCTGATCAGCGGGCCCCACGTCCTCAGCGGGGGCGTCCTCGATCAGGTGCGGACGGTCGTGTCGCCCCAGGAGCTTCCCCACAGCATCGCCGGATCCCGCAGTGCGACGAAGGGCCACGCCAACGTGCGCCGCTTCGGTGCGACCTACTCGGCCGTCACTCGCCGCCCCTCCTGATCTTCCGCAGTTCCCCATCACCTACTGGGCGCGAGCCCGTGACCCTGAAGGAGCCTGACCATGACCACCGCATTCGACGCGCTCCATAATTGGGACAACTCCAACATCCGCAAGGCGCTCAAGGGCTCGGTGTTCATCGCACCTGAGTCCGCAGCGCTCGTCACGGCGTCCATCCTCTTCGACGCGGCCACCGGCGACCTCAAGTCCCCGCTGCCCGCCGGATTCAAGGACCTGGGCTACCTCGACGCCACGGGAGCGAAGTTGGGCCGGGCGGTGAAGACGACGGACACCACGTCGTGGCAGGACACCTCACCGACTCGTTCGGACGTCACCTCGGACGTGACCACGCTGGTCATCAACCCTCAGGAGACCAACCAGGAGACGATCGCTCTCTACGAGGGGATCCCCATCGGCAGCATCACGCCCGGGGCGAACGGAGTCATCGAGGTCCAGCGGGCGTCGGTCTCGTCCCAGATCTACTACCGGGTGCTCGTGATCGGCGTCGACGAGCTCACCGAGGGCGAGTACGCCATGGTGACCTTCTTCCCCCGGATGCTGGTGACGGCCTATGCCGACCAGATCTACGCAGCCGCCGACGACATCGTCTACGGCGTCACCCTCCAGGCCTACGTGGACTCGCAGGCTGGATTCGCCGTGGACAAGTTCTGGGGCGGTGCGGCCCAGCTGGCCCGACTCCCCCGTGAGGACTTCTCCCGAGTCGTGACCTGCACCACATCCTCGACCGTCACGCCCACCGTCCTGGTGGCCACCGTCGGCACCTTCACCCCGGACGACGTCGACGCTCCGCTGCATGGCACCGGCATGGCGACCGGGGCGACCGTCCTGTCGTACACCGACCCGACCCACGTGGTGATGAGTGCGGCGGCCACGGCCAGCGGCACGGGAGTCGCCATCACCGTCGGGTGACCATTCCTCTGAGACGGAGGGCATGCCGGGCAGGTACGGCCCTCCGTCTCAAGGATCCACAACTGACAATGGAGGAGAACATTGCCATCACCACGAAAGACCGCAGCGAGTTTCGATCTCGACGACTTCGAGCGGCCGGACAAAGCCGGACCGTTCTCGGTCACCCTCGGAGGCCGGGAGTACACGCTCGTCGACGTCACCGAGCTCGACTATCGGGAGCTGCTGGAGACCTACCAGTTCGCCGAGAGCGGTGACTTCGAACCAGCCATCCGGTGCATCCTGCCGGAAGAGGACCGGGACGAGTTCTTCGCGAACAAGATCCCCATCTACCTGTTCGAAGAACTCTTCGATCGGTACAACAAGCACCACGGGATCGATCCAAAAAAAGCCAACGCCTCGCCGCCCTCCTCGCGAGGTACGGGGCGGCGATAGAGGCGGACCTTGCATTCCGGGGTTGGGATGTCGGTGAGTTGTGGCGCCAGCGCAAATGGCGCCAGCTGCTCAACCTGATCGACCACCTGCCCCGGGCCTCGTTCTACATCCAAGCCATCACCATGGACGAGGAGTATGCAGCGGCCGTCTCCGGTCAGCCCATAGATCGACCCAGGGCCTTGCTGTCGGACTACTCGCCCGAAGTGGAGCTCCTCGCTGCCGTGTTCGACCGGCTCGGTGAGCTGATCAACGTGCAGATCATGCGGGGTCAGGGGAAAGCCCAGAGCCTGGAGCCCTGGCCACGGCCCGTCACGGCCATGCAGGTCCTCGAGGACCGAAGCAAGCGGGACCAGCACCGACGACTGGTCGAGCGCATGGTGCCCAAGTAGCCCCCTGGAGGAGCCATGGCCGACTATTCCATCGGCTCCGTCTTCATGCAGGTGGTCCCCTCCTTCCAGGGGATCGTGGGGACGATCGAGGAAGAGGCGGCCAGGTGGGGTGAATCTGCGGGCGCATCCTTCTCGAAGACCTTCAAGACGACGGTCGAAGAGGAGACCAAGGACACCCCGATCGGTCCCTCCGATGAGGACTCCACCACGAAGGGCTCGAAGTCGGCGGGAGCTTTCGCTGACGGGTTCAAGGCTCGCCTCCAGGCGGCACTACGCGATCTCCCCGACGCCAAGATCGACGGGGACTCGACCGACGCCGATCGGAAGATCGCCGAGGTCCGGGCCGCGCTGCTCGAGCTGAGCCAGAAGACCATCGGCATCGATATCTCTGATGCCGAGGCGCTGGCCAAGGTAGCCGAGCTCAAGGCCATCCTCACCGAGATCGGTGCGAGCAGTGAGTCGATCCGACTCCAGGTCGACACGGCGGCAGCCGCAGCCAAGCTCGGCGCGTTCGAGACACAGGCCTCGATCGAGGGTTCGAAGTCCGGCGGGTCGTTCTCGGATCAGTTCACGAGGCGGGTCGACGCCGCGCTGAAGGCGCTGCCAGAGATCAC